CCGAGAGAGGAAAGGAGGAATTATGAGCGATTTAATTCTTGACAAAATCAAACCTTTACCTGGGCGATTCTATGTTAAGGTGGATGACAGAACAAAGAACATGGGGAGTATTATCATTCCCGACAAGTATAGTCAGCTAAGTGAAACAGGGACAATTGTCAAATTAACTCCCGATAAGGAAACGGAAGAAATGGGCTTAAAAGAAGGACAGAGAATTCTCTTTACTTTCTATGCGGGTATTCATATTCAGTTGCCTGAGACTTATACTGATTCCCATCTTCACAGGATTTTAGCCCCAAATGAGGTATTAGCCATAATCGAGGAATAAAATGGGAAGCTATCAGTTTTCTACTTTTAAAGCTTATTTAAAGCTAATGATGGGGCAGCGTAGTGATGTTGAGAGCGTGGGCTCAACTAATATGTATGAGGTGTGGATTAACGCTGCCTATAAGGATATAGCCACCAAGAAGACACTATTAGGGACTAGGGCTGGATTTTATTTTCCTCAGCTAGAGACGGTGGATGACAGCCAATCAACTACTGATGGGACGGCGTATGTTAATGTGCCGTCAGATTGTCTAGCAGTTAGACAAATTTATGACGCCACAAATGACCGTGAATTGAGTTATATTCCACCACAGACTTATTTTGGTTACACTGACCGTTCAGACACTTCAGCTGAGGGACAACCAACGGAGTGGACGAGGCACGGGACTAAGATTTATCTTCACCCAACGCCCGATGATTCCTATACACTTCATATTTACTATAAGATGATTCCATCGGAATTAAGCAATCCTACTGATACCACTGTCTTAGATGACGCCTGGGATGAGCCGATACTTTATTTAGCGGCTTATAAGGCTTGTGTTTGGTTACCAGGCAGGGATGAGGACGCAAAGAAATACAAAGAGGCTTTTCTAGACCAAGTAGCTGGGCTTGTTGGGCTTTATGATAGCGAGGAAGAAGCTAGGACAGGGAGATTTAAGCCAAGCATAATGTATCGAGAAGGGGGATATGAATAGTGGCTTTAATTCAGTCAACAGGGCAGATAGTTAACGATGGACTTGTTATTGCGGGGCAATGCTTGTATGATGTAAATGCTAGTCATCCTTTATATGTAGCCTATGGGACGGGAACGACAGCAGTCTCAGCAGGCGATACTGCCTTAGAGAATGAAGCTGATAGAGTGTTGGCGACTGCCACTGAAGAAACGGATTATGTGGCTGGATATGTAACTATTTACGGGCAATCCCTAGTATTGAAAGCCAGCTTTGATATAACCTCAAGTATTACACCAACTGAAATAGGTGTTTTTGATGCTTCTAGTGGGGGAAATATGCTTTATCGAGCAGTAATTTCTTCGGGTGACAGGAGAAATCTTAGCAATGGTGATGTATGGGAAGTTGAGGTTATTATTAAAGTGGAGCAAGGAACATAAAAATGTTAACTAGTGTAGGAATATCAGAAACTTGTAAATTATTAGGCGATTTGCCTGGGGGGCTTGAATTTGCCTATATAGCCTATGGGACAGGGACAAAATCAGAAGCCTCAGGTGACACTACTCTAGAGAGCGAAGTTGACAGAGGTTTGGCAACAGTAGGGCTGGAATCAACCCTTGCTCCCAGGGACACCGTGGTATGGTGTAAATGTTTTGTTGTGGAAGATGATGTAAATATAGCTGAGGTGGGTGTTTTTAATGCTTCTTCTGGCGGTGATATGTTGGGGCGAAAAAAATTGGCGTCAACTGTTTTTGTGGGCAAGGGAAGTATTGCTTATGTAAAGTTTAAGGCTATGATTTCAGATGGAGGGTATAGTGGCGGCTCAACTTAAACTTTCAGTCTCAATGATAGTTAAAGACGAGCAGGAGAATATTGCTCAGTGTCTTAATTCTGTGAAGGATGCAGATGAAATAATTGTAGTTGATACAGGTTCAAAGGACGAGACGCCAGATATAGCCAAGAGCATGGGGGCTAAGGTTTTCTTTTTTCCTTGGCGAGATAACTTTGCTGAGGCATATAATTTTGCTGATTCTAGATGTCAAGGTGATTGGATACTTTCAATAGATGCTGATGAGAGATTGGAAGAAGGCGGGATAAAAAAGATTAGGAAATTAATTAAAGATGAAAAAGCTGATTGGATAGATGTTAAAATAGATTATGAAAACAGTTATCATTATTTTCCCAAGTTAATTAGGAAAATAGATACAAATTATTGGATTGGAGCGGTTCATAGAACATTGGCTTCTAGATGGTATTGGAATAAAAAAGACATAACGATTTATGCTCATAGAAGTATTAGTCATCGTAAAGACCCTGATAGGACAATTAGAATACTCAGAAGGGAATTAGAGGAACATCCTGAATTATTGCGGGAAAGATTTTTTTATGGAATGGAATTAGCTGTTAGGCAAAAATGGTATGAGGCATTATCTCAATTTGAGATTTTTTTAAGAAGCCTCTCTTTCGATTGGCTGAAAGATGAGATTAAAAAAGCTCATGTAGCTGAAGCTTATTTGATGAGAGCCAAGATATATAGACAACTAAACTGTATGATAGCCTCGAGGGAATCAGTTAAGAGGGCATTAGAGATTGTGCCTAATTTTAGAGAGGCGGCTGATTTCTTGGCTTTTATTTCTTGTGGGCGGGAGAGAGAGGAATATATATCCATAAAGAGAGGGCTAAATAATGAAGGTGTTTTATTTGTAAGAAAAGGTGATTGGTGCGATGGCTAGATTTGTTTTCCATATAAATCCTTTAGAGCATGGGTATGATGCTAGTCGCCCCATGTCTAAGATGAATCCCTTATATGCCAATTACCCGACTATTAACTGTCGGATTGAGGACAACAGGGTTGTCAAACGCTGGGGATACTCATTAGATAGGGATTTAGGCGTTGGAGCAGTTGGACAACACGTAGTTATTTTTGATAAAACCGCTAGTGCAACTTATATTCTCTTTCTTACCGAGACTGATTTATGCAAACGAGAAAGTGGCTCAGGGAAAACATTTTCTTATCAGACTGAGACTTATACTACGGGAACGATAACTGATATTACAGGAGCGGTTGTGACGGGAAATGAAACAAATTGGTCTAGTTCAGGGGTGGCGGCAGGAGATTATTTTATTCTAGATGATGACCACACTTCTGACGGAGAGCCAGATAGCAATTGGGCAGAGATTAAATCCGTAGATTCAGATACTCAAATTACTTTAGAGTCTTCTTACAGCGGAACGACAGGCTCTATGAGTAAGAGTTACAAGATAAGAAAGATTTATTCTGTGCCAACCAATGAACGGTGGGCATGGACGATAGTGGATGATAAATTTGTTTTCACTAATGGTAATGTGGATGTCCAATATTGGGATGGAACGGGATATGCTTCAGCATTGGATAGCACTTATGCCAAGAAAGCTCGTTATTGTATTGAATATGCCAACAGGCTCTTTTTGGCTGATGTAGAGATATCGGGCAATAGAGAGCCCTATACAATCGTGTGGTCAAAGGAAGGCGACCCGACAACTTTTGACCCTGCTGAACAAACAGCTGGGCAGGCTGATATTCTGGATACAGCAACTAAGATAACAGGTCTTGGCAAGGTGGGGACAAATTTAGTGGTTTATCAGGAAGACGCTATTAGCATATGGGGCAGGACGGGAGTAGCATCATCGCCAATTAGTCGGTTAAGTTATTTAATGGGCATAGGGCTTTATGCTCCGTATAGCTTAGTTCATTTTTTAAGCACTAATGCTTTTTTAGGGCGTGATGATTTTTATATCATGGTGGGCAATGCTCCTCAACCAATCGGGGAAAAAATTAGGCATTTATTTTTTGACCTAGTTGATATAAATGAGCTAAAGAATGTATGGGGAGTTAATTTTAGACGCAAGAATGAGATTGTTTGGTTTGCTAATACTACCGATGGATTATTGGCTTTTGCGTGGAATTATAAAAATAAAGAATGGTCAATTTATGAGTTTAATGATGTAATCTTGGGAGCGGGGGCAACTTAATGGCAACTTATACCGATTATTTTGAGCGGGATTTAGCAATAACTGATTCGGCAACAGTTATTAATTTAGGACAGATTTATTATGATTATGTTCTAGACGAGGGCGGACGAGTATTTCTTTTGGGTGATTTTGAGAGCGATGCGGGGAGTGCTATTAAGGCTGTTTGGGTAAGCAAGGCTCTTGATTTTTCGGACGCTGACTCTAAGCTGGGAGATGTTTTTAAGACAGTAGATAGGGTAAGACTTGAGTATCGAGATGTATCAGCTAATACGCCCGTTACGATTTATATAAGCACTGATAATGGTGTAACATGGGTTAGTGAATCAAGAACATTGGGAACGGGTGATGGGAAGGTAAAGACTGCTGATTTCTATTTTCTAGATAATGAGGGTATCACGGGGCTTTATTTTATGTTCAAGATTGAATCGGAATCAGCGTCCACTAAATTTGAATGGAATAGTCTTAAGGCGTTTGTTAAACCTAGGGGCGAATGGTTTGAGGTGAGTTAATGCCGATAGAAAGGGTTTTGAATTTACCTTTTCCGAGTGATTTAACGGATATTTCTAGCGTCCAAGAATATTTACAGCAATTATATGTAGCTTTAATGGAGAACTCTTACCTTTTAGTTGAAGATATACAAAGAGAGGCTAATCCTGATGCTTCTTATATTGTGGTTTCGTCCAACGACAACCTTTCTGATGAGAGGGTATTAACGGCGGGGATAGGAATTAAGGTTACTGATGGTGGGGCGAATAGCACTATTACGGTAGATTTGAATCATTTAGGCTTAGAGAATTTAACTGACCCTGATGCTGACCGATTGATTATTTGGGATGATACAGACGGAGCTTTAAAATGGCTTACGGTAGGGTCTGGTCTTAATTATGACCATTCTACTTATACTCTTTCAACTAGCGGGCTAGCACCAGATACAGCTTCTTATATAACTGTTTCAGCTGAGGCAGGCCTTAATAATGAACGAGTATTAACTGCTGGGAATGGTATTTCCTTAACAGATGGCGGTGCTAATGGCAATATGACAGTGGCGGTTGATTCAAATGATGTTTTTCTTCTTGACCAGACAACGCCCCAGACTGTTTCGAATGGCATTCCTCTTCTCGACCAAGGGCATGATGATTTTTCAGAGTTAAAAGAGTTTGTTAACAAGGATTATGTAGATTGGGCAGCCACAGCCATTGGGGCAAACTATTACATGACTGACGATGATGACGCTGATACGGGCTACAAGGTTTGTTCTTTAACGCCATCTGCGGACTCAGAAACATATATTGAGGTATCGGGAATAACGGACGACCAGCTTCTTGGAACATGGATTTCAGATGTTGGGGAAGCACCAACAAAGTTACTTCGGGGAATTTTTGATTGGTTTATTTTCGCCGAGAAAACTTCAGGCACAAAGACTCTTAGGCTTTATTGGAAGCTTTACGAGCGAAAGACTGATGATTCAGAAGTTCTAGTTGCTACCTCATCGGAAAGTAATGAGCTAGATATAGGCGTAAAAACAAGCTATATAGTGCCTTTGACTTTGGATTCTGATTATACTCCTGATTCAGGCTCAAGAATAGTCGGGAAAATCTATGCCTCAGTTAGCGGTAGCGGAAATGCCCCGACAGTGAAAATCTATTATCAGGGGACATCGGGAAGTCGCTGGGAGATTCCTTCAAGCACTGAAATTTTGGATAGCATTTATGTTAAACAAGCTGACCATACTAAAGCTGCCCATGATGCCTTAGGGATAGATGCCGAAACCACGGACGGTTATCATCTTGACCAGGATGTAAGGACGACTGCTAGCCCCTCTTTTGTTGAAGTAACAGCCTCATCTTTTTTAGATGATTCGACCGGACTCATGCTTCCAGCTGGGTCATTGATTTCCAATGGTCTTTCCTTTATATCTATAAATTTTCTTAGTTCTGATGGTTGGACTACTGTTACAACCGGCTCTGGTACTGTCAGCTTCCCTGGTGGATTAGTTGTTTTTGATACCGGAACAACGGCTAACAGCGTGGCCAGGATGTATTCTGGGTCAATAATAAAGAATTTTTATTCTGGTTTTTCAAATAGAGTATGGAATTTC